GCTCCAGCGAGCAAAGCGCGATGCGTTTGTCGATAAGGCTGCTCAAAATAAGGCTGAAGAAAACCAGACTGAGAAGCAGAAAATCATCAAGGTGCTCGACAAATACATTGTCAAACATTCCAAGACGACCGAAATCCGCAAAATGGCGAAGGAAGGTAAGCGAACTGCTGACCAGCAGCTAGACCTAAGCGCCGAGTTGGTGGAAATCCTTGAAAAAATAAAAAGTGAGCTGAGGTAAGATTATGGCAAGCGCAACAGTACAGCAGGTGGTCGAAAGAACAGCTACCAAGTTGAACGGTGAATATGAGATTATTGTAGAGAGTAGCGACGATTTCAAGACGTACCTGAATGTATTGAATCAAGCCATGGACAACCTGGCACACACGCCATACGTCAAATGGCAGGTTTTCTTCGACATGAACTTTACTATTGGCGATGTCGTCAACGGTACGCTTTCTTATGACATACCAGACTACACAGGTATCAAGCTCGGCAATTCGCCGTTTGATTTTGTGTACTTTGTCGATGGGACTGGCACAGTAGTCGCTAAGTACAAAATCGTCGATGTGGCAATGTTCCAATCAACCACCGATACGACGGTCTGTGCGGTCGCTAGCGGCAAGCTCTATCTCAAGGCAACTGAAACCAAAATCGTTGGGGCAACTATCCGTGTGCCTGCTTACAAAGACCCAGCCCTATACACCAGCGCAACTCAGACGGTTGTCATTGACAGTGTGCCTTGGCTGGTATGCTCGATGGCAGCCTTCATTGCTGACTCTAGTCCAGTGCCATTCATCGCTCGTAATGCCGACAAGTTCTACAAAGAAGCCACAATTTACATGAAGGAGATGCGCGAGAACAACCGCCGCACCCAGGCGCTCATAGTCAAGAAGCTGAGTGCGCCAGAACTGCATACTTGGGCTGACGTTATGAACGTAATGACAATTCAGGATTTGTAGTATGGCAAACAAGACCGACGACGAGATTCAGGTAAAGGAGCTCGATAACTGGAAGCGTGGGCAGATTTCTTATTTCAGTAAGAGCCGTTTGCAGGAAGATGCCCTCAAGACCGCCTACAACGTCATCTTTGACTATGATGCGATTGTGCGCCCTCGCGGTTCGTTTGATTCGAGTGGCATCCCTGACCTTCCCGAAGGCTTGACACCGCTCGGCTGTGACTTCGCCTTCAAGCGAGCCGACGACACCGAGGGGTTATTGAATGTCTTTAGTGATGGTACGACCGCTTGGCTCTATGTCTTGAGAGCCGACCTTACTGGTTGGACGCAGTTCACTGCCCATACTTTTGACCCTGAAGAACAGGTTTCATTCGCTCAGATTGCAGGCGTGGTGGTTATTGGCAACGGGTTAGTGAATACTACCTATTACGACATTGCTGCCGATGTTCTACAGCAGCTCGTTTTGGTCTCTGACCCTACCTCTATACCAGTTGCTACGACTGCAGGATTTTCTGGTACTGCCGCCATAGATTACTATTACAAGGTGGCTTTCGGTGGTGTGGGTGGTAGCACAAAAATGAGTCCTGCCGTAAAAGTCACCTCATCGACAATTCGCGACACCTGGAATGGCACAAAATCGGTCATGGTGGACATCAGTGCTTTCGCGCTCGACCCGAACGCTAAAAACTGGGGTATTTATGTTGCTAGCGTTTCAACAGGTTCGGGTGCGCCTACCGACAGTGAGTACCTCCAGGTCGCAGACAAATTACCGATGACTCAGAAGCAGTATACCGATACAGGCGCTCAGACCCTACTGACGAGTGCCCCTGTAGAGAATACGACCGCAGGCATCAAGGCTTGGTACTTCACTAATATTTCTGGTCGCCTTTGGGCAATCGGTCAAAATGGGCTTATTTACTGGGGTGGCGACATCGGCAGTGAACTTTACTTTGGTTCGGCAAACGGTTCCGACAGTTACGAAATCAACCCCGACAGTAACGAGAAGGCAATGGCGATTACGCTGGGGCGTGATAACGCAGGTACGACTTGTATCAATCTCTTGACACGCACTATGGCTGGGCAGGGGGCTATCTGGGATGTCTATGCAACAACCAACAGTATCACCGCTAATGGGCAAACTTTCAGTACTGGCACATATCAGTTTAAGAAGCGAGAGGGCAATGATGGCACAGATGCACCATTCTCGGTGATTCGAGCAAACAACAATGCTTATTATCTCTCGATGAGTGGTTTCAAATCTACGGGCGTGAAGCCGAACGTCGTCGGTATTCAGTCAACCGACATTATTAGTTCGGCTATTCGTGACCGCGTGCTCAACCTGGCGCAATCTAACTTGACGAAGACGTATGCCGCTGATTACGACGAAGCCCTCTTTTGGAGCGTTGCCTACGGTTCGCAGACCAATAACGAGATTTGGATGTATGACATCCTACACGGCGGCATTTGGTCAATCTGGCGCATTGATTCTGACTGTGTATTCCGCTGGGCATCAACTCATAATGAGAGCCCGAGCCTTTACGTCCGTCAGGGCAATAAGCTGCTCCGTTACTATAAGAATTCACACGCTCACGCCGACATGGGCGTACCGTTTGACGCTTATATCGAAAGTGGGTTAATTCCGTTTGCTAAAGATAATAAACTTGAGTGGGTTCACCTGCTCAAAAATATCTGGCAGTTCGACCAGGCAGTAGGGCAGATTCTCCTGACGGTCAACATTCACTCAAAAAATGGTGACATCGTAAAGAGCGCGACCGTACCGTTCAATGAAGGCACGACTGTCAACGGGCAGAGCGGCTGGGATGCTATAAAGTTGAGCGAAGGCGTTACGCTCGGGGCATATAATACCCGTTCGTGGAATGAGAGCCTTGCCGACTTGCTCACCTTCAAAGACCCGAGCGACAAGAAGGTTGACCAGAAAGTGCGGAAAAACGCCGCTTACACAAGCTTTTCGGTACGCTCTAACACCGCTGAGACTTACTACGAGTTGAGCCACCTGAGCATGCTTTACACCTATATCGGTATCGGTGTTGAATTTTTGAGCCAAAAAGGAGTGATTAAAATTTAGCACTATGGTACAATCAAATTATAAAACAGAGAAACACAAACAAGGAGGAAAATAACAGTGACGACTACTATTGGCGGATTAACGCTCAACTCTGACCCACGACTAAAAACTCAGGCGCGACGAGCTGATGCGCCCTCAACTAAACATCAACTGGGTCAATTATTTGGTCACGTTCTAAATGCCATGCCTGGATATAGCACATTAGGCGCTAACATCACTAACCCAGAGGTCAACTATCTTGGGGTAGCAAATCCAGGTAGCACAAACACTCTAAAACAGCCAATTGACACGACCATTAACGGTGCTCCAGGGACGGAGGTGCTTGGTGATGCCACAGCCCTACCAACTGCTAAAGCGCTCGATACTGCCCAACTTAATAGCCTTGACTCACTTATCGAATCGCTTGCCACCATCAAAGACCAAGCTCTTAGGAAGGCAGGTATTAAGCGCGACACTAGCCTCCGCGAAAAGTCCGACGAGAAGAAACAGGAAGAGACCAAATACAGCGGTAAGAAGCTGACAACTCTTCAGGACTTCGCAGGAGCAAAGACCGATACCGACCTCAATACACGCAATACACTTGAAAACCTCATTAGTTCGCTGTCAGTGCTTGGGCTTGGTGGCTCACGCGCTCTAACTCGTCAAATACTTGACGCAGCAAACATGGCGAACCGCAAAGCGAACACGACTCAGGCGCAAAACAACCAGAGCCTCGACGCTGCCTGGAATGACTACACCGCTGGCAACGAGAACGATATCAAAAAAATTAATGACCAATACGGCTACGACGAAGGTGAAGCTAATCGCACCTACCTACAGAACAAGCAGGACGCGCTTTACAAGAAGGCTGATGTTTACAATGCCGCTAATGATACCGCTGACCGTTCGAAGGTAATGGACGAAGCGAACGGCTTGAACGACATGATTGCTGGGGCTGCCTTTATGAACCCCAGTTATACTGGTGAGAAGAGGGCTATGGTTACTCCTGAGCTCGGTTCTTACACTCAAGATATTGGTCGGTACGACACTACTAACGTTGGCGATGGTGCGGTTGGTACTGCCCCAGTATCAGCTGGGGTAACACCCATAAACACACCAGGCAATACAGCAATACGAGCCATCTCCATAAACGACAAAGACCTGGGCGTAAAGAAGAAGCAGGCAGGTGACTTGGGTTACGGGGTATAACTGCGATGCCTCCTACAATAACCGACTACTTTGGCAAAGCAAGTGTTGATACTGACTACGCGATTGCCACAACTGTAAAAACGACCCGTACCACTGGAGTAACAGTTCTTGAGGCGTTCGACCTCAGCAAGTACGCTGATGACACCCCAGTATTCTTCGTGACATATAAGAAGGTAACTGACCCAGTTACCGAAATCACCTCTGTTGTTGACCTGGTTAGCTGGAAGGGTATCGTCAACACCGCCGCGAACACCCTGACGAACCTGACGGTCGCTCCAGGCTATACCGACATCGGTAACGACATTGGCGATTTTGTTGAATGTATTCCGACCTCCTACTGGGAAAACAGCCTCATCGAAGGTATCTTCGTTGGTCACAATCCTGACGGTACGTTCAAGAAGTCGGCACTTCAGTCGGCGCTTGGAAATGATGGGCAGCTTGTTCAGGCGCTCGACGAAATAATCGCTGATTTTGTGCAATCTGGCGGTGTTTGGGCGACGGTTTCTGGTGTAAACGCCAGTATGACAGCTTTAGTAGGTTACATTGACGGCTATCGCAATACTATCGCTGCTATCGCGAGTAAGTCATTTACGGTATCGAAGGACACATATATTGATGTGAAGCGCGACACTACCACTAACGCTTTTTCTTTGGTCTACACCGAAGTTGCCAATGGTGCGGCTACTCCAGCCTTAGCCGCTCACAGTATGAGAATCGCTAAAGTTACTACTAATAGCTCAAGTATTACCTCCATTACTCAGTCAGGTATGGATGATAATACCGCAACGTCGAACACGATATTTCCTAACAAACCAGTCCAGGCTAATAGTAATCTAGCCGTCCGAACATGGGTTGATGCAAATGGGTGGCAGGTGACGGATTATGGTTCAAAAAAGGTATATAAAAAACGTATGGGGAATGGCGGTTACGCCTTAGGCACGGGTGAGGTAGATGTAAATTTGTATAATACTGCCCTGCCTGTTGATGTAACTGCCGCGCAAGTGACTACCAGCAACACGAGACTCACTTTAGACGGTCTATGGGCTGGAACATCTTGGGCGATGACATTTAAGGGGCATCGTCTGGTATTTGGAAGCTCCCTAACTGTCAGTGCTCACTTTCTGAATAGCGCTGGAGTAACAAACCAGATTAATGTTGCCCACTGGGTTGAGATAGAACTATAGGTGTACCGCTATGGACAGTGGGCTTATCTCAACGCTGGCAGTCGCAATCACTGGTGGCTCTACCCTCGGAGCTACGATTGCTGGTTTTTTTGCATACCGACAGAAATCGCTCGTCACCCTTCTCCGTGAATCAAACAAGGATTACAAAGACCGCGTTGAGCAGCTAGAGGAAGACCGAGACCGCTTTGAGAGGCTCACTAAAGAACAGGCTGATAAAATTAAACGGCTGGAAGACGAGAAGACTTTACCGTTTAAAAATTTGATTGAGTTAATTACATCACAGCATACTGCGACACTTACTGCTATAACTGAGTTGACAAGAGCTATCACTATTCAAAATCGTCCCACTCGAAGGAGAACACAAAAATGAGCACAGCGGAAGCAAAGTTTAGACGCGCAGACAGGATGTATCATATAGCTCTAAAGGCGTTCTTTGTATTTGCTGCTATCATGTTGACTATAATTGCGTATCAGGTGGCGCATCTCCAGGGGGATTTTAGTAGCGCTCAAACCGCTGAACTGAAGCGGCAAGAGCAATCTCGAACCGATGCTCAGAAGCGACTCTCCAAGGCACTAGAAGAAACTCAGCACCAGCAGCTTGTAACTCAGAACTATATTCGTTGTATGGCTCTGGTGTCGTTAAAACCTGTTGAACAGCGGTCGGCGGCTGATTATGACGCTTGCGGCATCCCAGGCATTACTGACCCAGATAAGCTTGGTCGAACAGATTCTAGTCAAACATCTTCTACGACTAAAACAGGTATTATCACACCAAACACCAAGTCAACTGCGTCAAAACATAAGCAGCCTGCAATGGTGTGCTCACCCATTGATAATAATAATTCAGCCAATGACCGAAGTATTTTCGGAAGATTGCCTTTTATCGGTGGTCTTTTTCGGGCGATTGGTTTCTAAGACATAAACAATTACACAGTTGAGTGATATAATAAGACTATCATTTAGGGAGAAACAAAAATGACCACCACAGATGTAAATAAAAAGTTCGATGCTTTCGCGAGTAAATATCTAGCTCGCAAGCGAGTCGATACTGATGGCTACCCCAGGGGTAGGGTCTATCAATGTGTTGACCTTATTAAACAATATATGCACGAAAAGTTTGGAATTCCTTATGGGTCATACGGTGATGCTGTCGATTATTGGCACTACACCGCGCCCATTATCCTGACTAAGTTTACAAAAGTAGCTACTACCTCTGTTAAAAAAGGTGACATCGTAGTTCTCAAACCAGTCGATAACCTGCAACGACACAAAGCTGGACACATCACGTTGGCTAGCGGTAAGCAGACCAGCTCTACCTATCAGGCACTTGAGCAGAACGGTTACGATGGCTCCGGTAATGGTCTGGACGGTAACGCTATCCGTTATCGCAACATATCTAAGTCTCGCATCCTGGGTGTCCTCCGACCAAAAGTAACCGCTCCGAAACCAGCCCCCAAACCAACTGGTAAGCGTCTTTACTTCAGCCCAATCGGTCAGACTGCCACCTTCTTCAGGATAGGTGGTGGCACATTTTCTATGAAAATCAAGAACGCTAGTTATAACTGGCGAGTGCTTGAGAATTTAGGTAACAAGGTGCGCGTCAGTTCAGCTTCAGCTGGTGGCGACTGCTGGGTTTACCTCAAATATTCTGCGACTGGTAAAACTATACCTGGTCGATATATTAAATAAAAAGGAGAAAATAATGAACTTCGATTTCGCTTCAGCAACCGCACTATCAGTAGCAGCCGTTTTGGTCATCACTGAGCTATTAAAACTCGTGCCTGTGGCATGGACAAGCCGCTATCCAGCATGGGTGAATGGTGCTGTATCATTTGTAGCCGCACTGATTGTCGTGAAACCTGATTTCACCGTTGTCAGCGTTGGGCACTTACTCGGCCAACTGCTTTTGGTATCGGTCGTTGCCGCTCTAGCCTACAACCAGTGGGTCTCGAAGCTCAAAAACGCGACTACAGACACATACGAACGCTAGAAACCCTACGTCGTAAAATATAAACACCCCTGTAAAAAGGGGTGTTTATTTTTTGGATTGTAATATTTCTAACACAAGAGTATAAGAAAGGGTAGAACCTATAAAACAAAAATAAGGGAAAACAACATGCGTGACCAACACCATATACTCCACAATAGGCAAGAGTGGGAGCTGCGTCCTGAAGCTCGGCGACTGCGTGGAGCTCGTACACTTATGCCCGAGCTCGACAGGCGCGTGCATGATGAGATTCATGCGGTCTGCCCACCCGTACCGCTGCTTGGCTACTACGCCCTGCGGCTAATCGAGCAAAACTTTGAAGAGGGTCGCAACACCCTACAATCAATGGACAACTTAATGCACGCCATCGACCTGAGCGCGGCTCATCCAAAGACTCACTATATCGAGCGCGGCATGGCTGACCTAGCGATTCAAGCGATAGAGTTACAGCGTCCTTGGATTGCTGACGGCATGCGCCACATAGGGTTAGTGGCATGAGTGAGCGAATAAACCCCTATCGAGAGCTTAATCTTGCTCAGGCTGAAGCGCTGCATGAGGCGCTACAGGAACGTTATTGGAATCTTATGGATGCCCTCGGCTCGATTGCCGTCGATAAAGGTTTGGTCGCTGACCGAATAACTACTCTGCAGCAAGGAGGCGGCAATGGCTGAACAGTGGAAGTCTCCTCGAAAGGTGGAGGAGGAAATCAAACAGTACCAGCGCGACCGATTTGAGACGTATATGCAAATGTCAGACGACGGCGTGCTCGAACGCGCTCTGGCTATCATAGCTCTTCGTGAAGAAATTGAGAGCGGCATCTGGACTGGAAATGGAGCGGCTTAACGCCCGTAATGGTTGGATGGCAGTCGGTGCTCTGATAGTCAGTTATGAAATTGCCTGCCCAGATGGAGAGACCTTATCAGAAGGCGTTGACCGTGCGCTTGAGCGACCACTCGGCAAGGTATTGGCGCTGGGCGGCATAGCAATTACAGCGGCACACCTGGCAAATCTGATACCAGAGAAGTACGACCCCTTCCACTACGCATTGCTTTGGAAACATTAAGACCCCTGTTGGGGGGTCTTTTTTTTAGCTGCTTTTCGCCTTCGATATGCGACCACCATTCGCTTGATTTTCTCCTCAGAAGGGAGTTGCTCAAAATATAGTTTGAACTTTTCGAGTGCTGATGGTATTTGTTTTAGCTTGCGCCTTTTTCTTCAAATCACATAGCCAGTATACCATTCAAAAAAGCCAATGGTCTACGAGTGAGCGCTTTAATTCACGCTGTCTCTTGAGAAGCTTCTTTCTGCACGGGCAATTTTTATTAGGGCAATCTGCCATAAGGTGCTCGCACTCATCGAGTCTTATTATAATTTCGTCGTCATCGTTGAACGGTGACCTCAGGGGGATATGTTGAACCCCATCATCATTATGATGCTTTTCCATAATGCGTGACCTCCTACAGTCTTACATTGTATTTTTAATAATACACCATTAAGTATTTATTTCTACAACAAAAATAGAAAGCACCCCTATTACGGGGTGCTTAGTAGACGTAGGAGGTCTGACCTACATTATAGCAAAAATAGAGCAGGCTCGCAGTCCTGCTCTATCGTAAAACCCCTTGGAAAAATCCACCTCTGAAACAGCGTATCAAAAATGTTTATGCCTGTCCACTCATTCTTTTGAGCTGTGCCTTGGTCAATTTCTTCGCAGCAGGGTTGAATGTCCGTTGGCTGGTGATTTGAAATCCGATACGGCTCGACGGCTTATTGCCGCAGCTGTGATATCCAGAAGTCGGGTTACTCGGGTCATCGGTGAAATTGTACCACTCTTGGTCGCGTTCACAGAAGCCCACGAGTAACCGCCTCTCTTCACCTGTGGCGCTGTCCATTTCATCTGTGGTCATCGCGGCACTCCAAAGTAGTTGGTGACGATAACCGTATCGCTTGCACCTTGGAAGTTAGAGCATTTCAGTACACCGACACCAAACTCGCTATAGTCAGCAACGATATTGCTGAGGTGCTCGGGTGATGCTATCCACGCCCCCATAATATCGTCAAGCTGATTGTACCGTAGACCGCTGTAATATAGGTTCTCACCAGCATAATGATACCTATAGTATCGAGACAGTAGAGCCCAATCACCCTCATGGCTCCAGTTATTGTCAGCACACATACCTACGGCACGCGCTTGAGCCGCTCGGTCAAGCACTGGATTATCGCGCAGAGAATTTAACCCGTGAGCTGTCCGATACTGGTTAAGCTTATTCTCTACTTCTTGACTCGTGACCAGCCGAACTGGTTTAGATTGTGCTGCAACGGGCTTTGGCTGTGCTTTAACTGCTGTTAGTCTACTTTGAGTTTGGTTTGGAAACAAAAATCCAACCGTGATGAGCATCAAAACGCTAATGGCTATTAGTAGGCGCTTCATGATATGTGCACCTTCAAGTAGGCTTCCATCCGTTCGGCGGCTTCTTCAGGGGTGTGACCATCCCATTCGTCGGCACGGATGCGCTCTTCGATATCAAACAAGTCCCAGTATTTCTCTTCGTAGTGGTTGCTGATTTGTTTGAGCCCATCACGGGTCGGTAAATATGCCATCACGATAAACCAGCCACCACCAAAGCAGGGCTCGCCGTCGCTATGGAAGCGGCTCTTGTGAGGCATGGCAGACGGCTCGTATTTGAGCGCATTGAACGCCAGCGCATTATAGAGCATGCGATAACGGTAAAGCTCATCAAAGGTGTGATAGCCGTCCGAAGCTTCAAAGAACTCTCCGTCGGCTTTATATGCTAGGTTGCCCGTGCTTTTTTGCGTAATTGTTATCTCACTCATGTATCTCTCCTTCGTCATTTTTCATGTGCCACTTGAAGTGACGTATCTGGTTAATTGAATCGAGTGCTCGGAAGGCTATGCTTACCGCAAGGCATAAGAATATAGCCTTGAAGTTATCGGTAAAAAATATGCCATAGAAGGCAAAAATCAAAAATAGCCACGCGGCAAAATTAAACCGTTTGTGCCAAAAGTGACGCTCTTCACATTCTGGCGGTATTTCCTCGTGTCTGTAATTCACCTCACGCTCCTTCGTCGCTTTCCTGAATTGGAAATTCTATTATTTTACTTCGGTGCTCGCTCATAAGGGCTACGTTACCAACTGCTCGCTGCTGACTGAGCCGCCGCAGCCATACGCGCTTTTTGAGTTCGGGAAATTCATCCATATACAGGACGTTTTCAGTGTTCGGTTCTGTCTCCATTTTTAAGTGCCTCGATTATGTTTGTTTGACCTGGCAGCGGTGCGTCTCGTTTTTCAATCTGAGCTGCTTTGCGTTCCCGTCGAAAATTAGCAATCCACCCCAGTACATCGCTGATGGTTATATACTCGTAACCTTCCTTCTGAAGCTGCTTGAGCTTCCGCTCTAGTTTGCGAATCATACCGTTCCTTTCGTTGTTTTTCGGCTTGCGACCTCTTACGATTTGTAGCCTTGGATTTGTCTTCGTTTTACGCCAGTATCAGGGGTGAATATTCTAACCTCCGAAACAGCCACGATGCCGCTTATGTAATCATATCACTTCACCATTCGGGAACAATAGGGGCTGCCATTTGTCCACAAATCTCGTAAATTTACTCGACCTCTTATAGCCGCTGTAATACCGCCTGGTCGAGCGAATACCGCTTCCCCAATAGCCTTTTGCAATGCCAGTTTCAATGTGCGATGAGGCTTTGTCGGCAGCAATCCGAATAACCTTCAGTGGGTCGCCGAAATAGCTTGGCTCAACGCCGAAGGTGATGGTGTATTTATCAGCGTCTTCGCCAGCATCAATGCCATCATAGTCTCGCTTAGTGCCTTTGAAAAATAATTCGTAGCACTCTTTAGCGCACTGGTTTATAAGGTCGTCACGTTTCTTGTCCCCAGTGCTTTGCCCGTCCATAAGGGTCGGTGCATTGCCCCCAAGCCCAGTGAGTTCAGCACCACCTCTACGCTTTACCATTTTGAACCTCCTTTTTTACTAATTGCTCTTTATGACCACACCCCGAACAATACAACCACCCACTCAGAAAGAGCACAGCGCTTGAGCGTTGGTCTTCGTGATATGGGCAACGTACTTGAAAGCCACGCGGATTCTTGCGAGCACGCTGGTCTAAATGATAGGCATACGCTTCCACATCAGCTCGTTCAGGGATGAATTCTTCGGGCATACGCGGCGGTCGCCATTCCTGGCGGTGCTTACATAGCCTGTAGGCTTCTCCTGCGAGCAGCCTGGCTATCGGAACGTCTCGAACGACAATATATGCCGCTCCGTCGTCAAAAACGCTTCCTGGGGCTGTTATGTTGCTCATATCGCCCTTCAACTCAAAGTTCTTGCAATGGCGGTCGTCGTTGATGTTCTGCGCTGGGATGTCTTTTTGAATCCAAAAGAAGACATGATAACCACCACTAGGGGTTTTTACCGTCAGACTTTGAGGTAGGTCGAGTGACTTAAATGCCTCGATGACCTGCTCCCAATTTTCTTTATGGTCGAGGTCAACGGCAATCAGCTTCCAACGACCAGTCTTATCGAGCTGGCGCTTACCTGTCAGCAGCGCATTGGCGGTCGCTTTGCTGTCCTTCAGGGGTCGGCAATTCGCGTCGTCGCTCCACTTGTCCTGGGTGTAGCGATTTTTCTTCGTGCCGCGCCATGCAAAACTCTTAAGGTCAGCGAGTTCATTCATTATTTCTGACCATCCTTTGATTGACTGGTGAGTTCAGCTTTACGCTCTGTCTTGCATTGCTTACACGGTTGTAAACAACGAAGGTGTCCGTTCTTGCAACGCTCACCAAACGTCCGCTCCACCTTCTTATTGAAAGGCTCTGACACATTTTCGTACAGTTTGATTGCGTCATCGGCGAGAATAGTACTTACCAACATAGCGCCGTTTGCGCCATACGATTGAAAGAAGTGTATTGGCACGTCTCGCTTATCGGTGTAAATACTTTCTGTCACGACTTTATACTCAAAGCCCAGAGCGTTAAAGTAATCTATGACTTGCTGTGCAGGTTTAGTTTTGTTTCCCTGTTCTCTAATCTGCTGGTTGGTCATAAACGACTCCTTCACATCCGCTGAAACCGCATGTCACTACAGCATCATTCTCATATACTTGCCCGCAGGTTTTGCATGTCTTACTCATCACTTCCTTCCTTTCTGAGAGTGGCTATGCGGTTGTCTCTAAATAGCCGCTCGTAGCCAAAAACATCATTACCATAAGGCGTTCCCCAGTATGGTAGGCGATTGACCTCATCAATCCTTGCCTCAGCTATTTGCTTATTG